GGCAGAGCAAGATGGTAGCGTCAGGAACGAATATCAATTCGCTCTCAGACGCTTTTTCTATGCTCAGCAATGCAACTCCGACCAATCCGTTTATTTACGTTACAGACCAAAATCAGACAGGGTACATGGCATCTGCAGATGGTACGCCGAGGACGGTCAGACAGTTTCTCGGTGGTGTTGAGGGGTCGATTCTTGACACCTACAGAGGCGAATACGAGTGGGACAAATGGAGAGTCATATTCCATCAGAATAGGGGCGTAGAACGTGACTTCACTATCCGCTACGGGGTGAACCTCACATCATACACAGACGAGACGGACTACTCGGAAAGCTATGTGTCATGCATCCCATATTGGCACGGAACGCCTGAGGGAACTGATACTGAAATCACTGTGCAAGGGAACAAGGTCAGCTCAGGATACACCACGCCTGAAGGCTATGAATCCTGTGTACCGCTCGACTTATCGGACAAGTTCGAGACTCAGCCGAGCGTTGCAGATCTCGAAGCATCTGCTCTGAATTATATGCAAAGCAATCAGACCTACTTGCCGAGACAGTCCATCACACTGGACTTTGTGCGGCTTCAGGATTCAGCAGAATACGCTTATCTCACAAACCTGTTCAGGTTCAAGCTTTGCGACACTGTTAGGGTAATATTCCCGCTTTACAACATGGACGGACACTTCAAGATCGTAAAGATCACTTACAACGTGTTGCAGGAAAAATATGATGCGATCGAGCTCGGGACAACATCTGAATCACTCGCAGAGGCGCTCGGGATCGATACGAGATCACAGCAGAAATGAGGGCGGCATGTACACATTAGGATTTATAACTGGAATAATCACGGGTGTCCTTTTAATGGAATTCGTGGCATGGAGGGACAAATGAACAGAGGAACAAAGATAAGGGTTGCACTGTACATCGTTGCGATTCTCAACCAGGCGAACGTAACGATCGGAGCGTGGGAGTTCGGTGATGAGAGAGTAAACACAGCTTACAAGGTATTTTCTTACCTGCTGACTCTCATCGCAACGGCTGTAACGCTTTGGTATAATCAGGACTTCACAGAGGAGGCCTGTATCGGTACCGGGATCACAAGACAGCTGAAGGCTCAGAAGAGCGATGACTATGTCGGAGACTACTTCTTCGAGAATGATAATGAGGAAGCGGGTGAGGAGAATGAATAAAACCATCTACAGACAGTATGACTCGAGGTGGGGGAGCAAACCTTATCCGAAAGGGTCCACAATGTCCGGCTGCGGCTGCGGCGTATGCGCTTGCACTCACGTTGCAATCGAGCAGGAACGGTACAAGAACTGGACGCCTGAGAACCTGAGGTCGTGGATGATCAGCAAAGGCTTTGCAATCAGAGGTCAGGGAACACTGTGGGAAGGAATCACTCAGACATTGAAGCACATCGGACACGGTACGGTCGTGAGGATCTACAGCGATCCGATGTCCGAAGCGTGGAAGGAGCTTAACAAGGGGAACCGTATCGGGGTTCTCCTTTTTGGTTCCGGCAAAGCACCGGACGGAACTGTGTGGACTACCGGAGGCCATTACGTTGCCTTCACAGATTACAAGGTGTCCAATGGGAAGCACTGGTTCTATTGTAAGGACTCCGGCTCACGGCAGCATGACGGCTGGATGTGTTACGAGACGTCCATGAAGGGCAGACTTCCGAAGCTGTGGATCGTACAGAGAGTCGGAGCCCAGGTCGAGAGCGCAAAGGCTACATGTTACACACCGTCCACTCCGTACACGGGCTCGCTCCCGACCAAGACAGTCAAGAACGGAACAAAGGGATCTGATGCAAAGGCAGTGCAGACCTTCCTGAACTGGTGCATCAATGCAAAGCTGGCTGTTGACGGCATTGCAGGAGCAAAGACCGAATACGCCATCGAAGTGTTCCAAAAGACATACGGACTTACTGCAGACGGCATTTTTGGACCGGCAACGAAGAGCAAAGCACAGAGCATCGTCAACCAGCACAAGCCGAATAAGTCCAATGCTCAGAAAATCGCAGACAAGGCAGCAGAGCTCGCTTACAGTGGGAATCCTTCCGAAGCAAAATATCCAAGTGGGAAACCGACAGCGGCATACAAGGAAGCGCTCAACAAGGTTTATCCCGACAGAAGCAAGTGGGGCAAAGCTGCAAGGCTCGGTGCATCCTGTGATGTCTTTGTAGGGACTTGCGTAAGAGCCAGCGGAACAGACCCGAGCTTCCCTCGAGGATTGAGTGAACAGCTTCCGCACATGATCAAGTCGGATAAGTTCACCGAGATAACATACAAGAAGGAAAATCTCAGAGCCGGCGATATAGTTATCTATAAACGCAAGAATGCAGGACAGCACATCTTCATTGTAAAGAACTCTAAACTGCATATTTGCGAAGCTAATCACGAATCGACTTACGGCATTACGAGAACGACCACGAACGCGATCAATTACAAACTGAAGACCAGCAACAAGTCCTGGATCAGAATATTTAGAGCGAGGTGAAATAAATGAATCAAGATTTTGTACTGACCATACTTGGCGGAGGCAATCTGATCCTGTTCTTGAAATTTCTGATCGAAAGACATGACCGTAAGGTTGAGAAAAAAGAGGAGAAGGAGACCGTTGCAATCAAGGAAACACTGAAAAAGCTCGAGAAGGACGGGCTCAGGACCCAGCTTCTACTTCTGATCCTGATGAAACCGGAAGAAGAGCAGGAGATCCTTACACTCGCAGAGCATTATTTCAAGAAGCCTCCTGCCGGTCTCGGTGGCAACTGGTACATGACCAGCATCTTTAAGAACTGGCTCAAAGAGTACAACGTTGCAAATCCGGACTGGTTCGAGACGGAATAGGCCGCAATGCAGGGGAATGCGGCAAGGATCCATTTTCCCTCCTTTACATAATTATAGTTATACGCAGAGAACCCCGGGGAAGTTCCTCGGGGCTTTTTGCGTGGCGTTATTTTGAAGCGTTATGAACTGCGTAAAGGAGCAGATCTGCAAGGCTGTTTACATCAGAAGGGGAGGAGATGCGGACTTTATCATCGTGGACCCCAGGGAAAGAGACCCACTTGGCTCGGGCGCTCGCTTTGTAATTAACAACCGGAACCGGACCGAAGCAAGCTGTAAGATAGTTATCCGAATCGCGTACCAGGAGAAGCTCCTGCGGATCCATGTCTTCATCGGCAAGAATTTCCCTGAAACCATCGAAGATAAGCATTTCGTCCTCCGTTGCATCGAGTCCGTTAAACTCGCTGTAATTGGAATAGAGAAGACCGAGCTCTTCGGTCTGATCAGCATCGTATTCGGCTGCCAGTCGGTTGACAGAACGGGTCACATAAGCATCTTTCCCATCTTTTATATCGTCCCAGGTATACGTTACCGGAGCGTTCTTGATTGCTTCCATTACACTGAAACCAAGTGATTTATAGCACTTATTGCAAACGAATGTCTTATCAGCAAGGTGGATCCCGCCGTGCAAGCTACTTTTTCCACATTTCATACAATTCTTCATATTAAGTCACCTCCAAAAAAATTATATCAAATTTATGTTCTGTTATGTGTTGACATATAAAAAATTCAGCGTATATTAAATAGTGAAGTGACTCAATAGTAAATAACATGACTCGAGAGGGTGCAAAAGGCCGTCGCTAGTTGACGGATAAAATTATTCCAATAACTATTCCTAAAATCATAATGGCAGGGGTAGTCGAACCGGAGCAGGGCACACTTTTGAAAAACTGAATATTGAATTTGGGTCACCTCAAGAGAGATAACTATTACTTATCAATCAGGAGGTGATTTTTTTATGAAAGCGCAGAGCATCCAGCAATTCGCCATCGTCCAATGCGACTCGGCTGCAGCTTTTGAGGGTGAGCTCAACGCAAGGATGAGAGAACTATCTGACCGCAATCCACAGGTCAAGTTCGACGGGCTGACGGCCTACATCAGCTACAGAGAGACCGTCCGGGTACCGGAATCGGTATCGGATGAGTACGAGCTCAAAGGGGTAAGGTTCCGCTGTGAGGATTGTCCTGAGTTCCAGACGATCCTGAAGGAAGACGGAACGGAAGACAAAAGGCTGAAGTACGGCGAGTGTCAGTATGCGGAAAGAGGCAGAACTTACAGAGACAGTGCAGCGTGTGACATGCTGTTCAGGCTGATTGAGAGCGGGAGGATAGGATTATGTTACAGAAAATAGGAATTCTGATAATGTGCATCGGCGGAACGATGGCTAACAGTGAATGTCTGCTGATCCCGATCGGAGTGACAGCGTTCGGAGCGCTGCTGGTATGGATCGGGCTCGGAAGGGAGGCTGACGATGAAACAGCCTAAGAAGCATTTTTACATACTTTACAACGATGAGTATGTCGGACAGACCTGGGCCGTTACAGAGGCAAGGGCAAGAGTGAACTGGTGGTGGGACAACGTAAAGTATAACGACCAGTTCGCATACAGGGCGATCAACCCGGAAGACCTAGAAGCTATCAGTATCAATTAGGAGGTGCACAGAATGGTTTTTGCTAATAACGAGAAGAGAGATTACTGCCAGGTGCTCGATGCAGCACTGGCTCCGATGCTGGACTTTGACAGACTCGATTACTGCCTGAACGGGGTGACACAGCAGGAGTACATGAGGATCGCTGACAAGCTCGGGTCCGTTGCGTATTTCGACATCACCGGAATGACATGCAGTGAGATCCTGAAGGATGTGTGCAAGGTGGTCCTGCTGGATCAGGCAAGACTCGCGCCGGACAGTCTGATCACAGACATCAGAAAGAAGCGCAAAATCGCAGATATGTTCAGGAGGTAACGAGATGAAGTTCAAAGTAACAGAGTTTATTAAAGATTATGTAAAGATCAACGATGAAGGCAAGTATGACTGGATCGAGATCAAGAAGAAGTACTCCGCGAACACATGGGACGATCTGACGAATCTGATCATGTCAATGATTGACTTCACTGACGGTCCAATCAAGTTCGAAGTAAATAAGGAGGAAGACGATGAGCAGTAGACTGACAGGCGACTTCCGTAAGTTCATGGATAAGAACTATCTCGGGTCCTGGGACGTTCCTGACGGCGAGGATCTCGTGCTGACCATAGACCACGTTGAACAGAATGACGTAAAGAACGAACGCGGATCTGAGCGTAAGCTGACGCTGCACTTTGCAGAACGTGGATATAAGCCAATGATTCTGAATACGACCAATGCAAAGAGAATCGGCAAGGTGGCTGGTTCCAATAAGGTCGAGAACTGGGAAAATCTCCGCGTTGCAATCTATACGGAGAAGGTAACAGCATTTGGCGGAACTACAGACGCACTCAGAATCAGAGAGTACGCGCCAAGAGAGACCGAAGCATTCTGTGAGGAGTGCAAGAAGAAGATAGAGAGACACGGAGACTATTCCGTTAACAAGATAGTCCAGCTGAGCAAGGCAAAGTACAAGAAGTGCCTGTGCTGGGACTGCTCGATGAAGGCAAAGGAGGCGGAGTGATGAAGAAATATGAGCGCGAGA